ATACGTGCAACTCAATGGGTGGTAGACAGTTAGTAAAACTACCAGGATGGAAAAACTCTTGGCATGTAGTTGATAGTTGCCAGGTAGCAACGTCAGCTGAAGTCTCCATAGCGATGAAGATTTTCTACATGCATTGGTTGGAAAACTTTGGAGACCCTTTTGGAAGAGTAAAAAACAATCTCCATCAAATAATGATTATGTGGGGAGACGAATATAAAATAATATCTGGCTACAGCATGGACGGCAGGTACGTCCAAAATGTAAAGGTTCAGGGACTTGCATATACTAAAGGCACCGTATGGGTAAAAAAGACTCTTAATGCTAGAATATGTAGGACAAGCTTAATTCACGAATTAGTACATGCTTCTATATGGACCCTAAAAGAGACAGATGGTGATCCCGATCATTTGGGAGGGAAATACGTAGGGTGGACTATCCATCATTCAGCTCTAATCGAAACCATTAAACGCGAGCTATGTCATCTAGAGATATAGAAATCTATTTAGATTTCCCTTTACGATTAAGTCGATTAACTTTTTTCTCTAGAGGATTCATCCGTTGTTCAAGAGCCGACACGTCCTCTTCCACAGCTTCTAAACGACTCTGAAAAGAGTAATACACCCCTGCTAACCCTGTCGCAAAAGTGATAATCACCACCAACGTTTTAAGATCTAATTTAAATGTGGTGTCCATGAACTCAGTCCCAATCGTTAAAGAACTTACCTATATCAGTAGTGGCTGAAAGAACAGATTGGAATTTATTACTTTGCATGAATCGTAAACATTCCTCTGCTTCTGCAGCTCTCTTAATAGCGTCAGCTGCATCACTTACTAAAGTCGGATGTTCCCCCACACCTACACCATGCTCTATATAAGTAAGAGCAATCGTTATATTCTCATCTCGTATAGCTTCAAATTTAGACTTAAGAGCCCGCAACATTAAAAGAGGTTTTCTGTTGTGGTCCACCATAAATCCACCCCATTTAGGTAATTACATATCTAAACGAAGTTTGACGTAACGGTGCCATTTACGCAACCTCGTATAATGACGGGGGGCGCGACATGTCCACCCCTGAGGTCCAGACGCTACCCAGGACCAAGCGGCTAGAAAAGCTCGACGCTTACCACAACGTCTTTCGGCTTTAGGTAGGGTGCGAAGGATATGAGATAACCATGTGCGAGCAGACGCAAGAGGGTCTTTTCGATCTAACCCAAAACGAGTTTTCCACCAAGGCCACATCTGAAGAATACCTACGGCTTTACCACCATCCCCTATCGCAGCAGGATTATAACCTGACTCGTTACATGCAGCCGCTAATACCATCCCACGGTACGTAAAAGGAATTCCCAACTCCTTCTCAATATCTAGTAAACGAGTAAGAAACTCCGTACTCACTAAATCTCGTCTAGCATTTTCACACTTCTCTTTAGCAATCGAAATAATACTCTCATCGTAAGTAGAAAAGGGAGACTTATAACCTTCAATACCAGAAAAAGATACAGAAGAGGTTAACAACGCAATAATCAAAGTGATCATAATTTACCTATAATGTTTGAAAGAGTTTCCTTCCCTAGCTTAATCAATTTATCTTTGTCAAACTTTGAAATCTCGACTAAACCAGAATTAATATAATCATCTAAAATCTGATACTCACCACCAGATTCAGAAAACTTTATCCTTTCAGATTTTTCACTTTCTAATTTTTCTGGTTCGTATCTAAATTCTACCGACAAAGCACCTTTTTCTTTTAACTTCTTTTCAATCTTGGATTTCTTTTTTGCATCAATTTCATAATTTCTTATTATTCTAATGATAGAATTATTTACATCATAATTATCAATTTCATCTTTTATCACTAAGAACTTAGGGGCAGTCGTAGGCACACGTATAAGCGATCCATCAGCCGTATCATACACCACAAAGCTTTTCTCAAACCCCACATCGTCCCATCTGTGCTGCATAGCAGAGCCAATATAATGAAACTTAGAACCTAGCTGCTGACCGATATGGTAATGGCCGCTGAAAACGAGATCCCATTCATCGAGACAAAGCATAGGGAGCTTCAGCTCACAGGGTAAAACATAGTCCGAAGGTCCTATTCGTGCTCCTTCGATCCCATAATGGATTAAAAGGATGAAGTGGTCGCCGGAAGGCTTATCTTCTATCCCAGTACGAATATGTTCAGCTATAACTCGTCCATCATCATAATAAGGACACGCGAATACATGGACTCTATCGTGCAACTCACACCACAGAGGCCGATCAGGGATAACACAACCCCTCGACCGAAAACGTTGAAGAGCATGAATTGTACCGGATTTATTTGCTTGGTCATGGTTTCCTGGGATCATTAACGTAGGGATTTTCTCAGACCATTCTGAGATAGATTTATGGATACAATTGAACGTGTCTACATCTATAGATTTACGCCTGTCAAATAAATCACCACCGAATAATACATACTCGACACCATTCTGTATCGAATAAGAATACACTTGATTAATTACATCAACAGCATCTTGAACTCTACTATTAATCCCCCCCTCTAGAATCGTCCCGTTGTTGTAGGGGTGGGCATGTAAATCAGAAAATAAAGCTATCTTCATACACAGGTCCAGTAGGCAACACAGTAGCCGTTTGTCTCACAGAAACCACGCCAACAATGGCCATAACCACAGACTGAGTCATGATCGCACTCTATATCTGAGTTACGCTCTTCTACACTGTGTAACTGCTCAGAAGATACAAACGGAGAAAATATAAATAATAAAATTATAATATAGTGCATTATATAAACTTTTCCTTGCCTCCTCTAATATGACTGATTTGTCTTTCTACGACCGAAGCTAAACTCTTCTTCAGAGTTTCTTCCATTTCTTTTACATCAGACTCATAAGTCTCTTCTGAGTCCAATTGAGATCGAATAGATAAATCAACCCGAAGGCTCTCATAGTTACCAAGGTTAATAGTACGCCCAATAGAGAGCGTCGTTTCTAACACCTTCATACATACCACCTAACGGAGTCTAAATCAACTCCTTTCTTAGTACCGACTCAATTAATTCTGCTGTATCTTTATTTTCTTCTAAATATTTAACTGCTCCAGCTCTGCCTTGTCCTATGGATTCCCCATTATACTTGAACCAAGCACCACTTTTCTCAATCAATCCTTTCTCGACGGCCATATCTATAATGTCACTTAGCTTATCGATACCCTTACCAAAGATGATATTTACGTAGGTTTCTTTAAACGGAGGAGCACATTTGTTTTTGACAACTTTCACGCGCACTTTATTACCAATCACATCTTCCCCTTCTTTGATAGAAGAAGACCTATGAATGGAAGCTCTTATAGAGCAATAAAACTTGAGTGCATTACCACCTGTCGTTGTCTCTGGGTTACCAAACACCACACCGATCTTCTGACGGGTTTGATTAATAAACATTAGACATGTACGAGTTTTACTCACTACAGCCGTAAGTTTACGCAAAGCCTGAGACATCATTCGGGCTTGCAAACCCATATGGTTTTTCTCCATGGAACCTTCTATTTCAGCTTTTGGTGTTAAAGCCGCTACAGAATCCACCACGATCAAATCTACGATGTTAGCTCTCACGATATCTTCAATGATATCTAGTGCTTGTTCTCCATAATCTGGCTGACTAAACAACAGCTTGTCTGTATCAATCCCAATCTTACTAGCGTAAAAAAGGTCTAATGCATGCTCTGCGTCAATGAAAGCGGCAGTACCACCCTGACGCTGACACTCCGCAATGGCGTGCAATGTCAGGGTGGTCTTACCAGAGCTTTCGGGACCATAGATTTCAACAATCCGACCCCGAGGATATCCACCAATCCCGAAGACATAATCAATTCCCACAGAACCCGATGAGATAACTTCAATATTTCGATGGGGACTATCCCCCATCAACATTAAAGAACCATCTCCATGAGTCTTAGAAACATTACTCATAAGATCGGATAAAGCTCTAACCGTATCAGACGCTGGAGACGCTGGAGAACGAGTAGACTTATCTTTCTTTGAGTTGCTGCGAGTATTAGTAGATTTCAATTTCATGATTTAACGCTTCGCTGCATTTTTCAACGCATCCAATTTCTTCTTCATTTCGATTTGTTTATCAGAATCAGAATCATCAGAGAGGATATCATCCCACTCATCCTTCTCCTGAGTCTCAAACTCATCATCATCCGACTTAGCGTACTTAGGAACAGCAGTCGCGGTAACACTTGAATCTACAAAGTCATCATCATCAGGGGGCTCTTCTTTGGTTTCGAGATGAGCCGTCGCTGGCGCTACGGGTAAAGGCAAACTCGGACGACTGTTACGTGGATCCCAACTACCATCCCAAATCAATTGCTGCTCTTCATAGGTATAAAGTTTTACCGGAAAAGTATTATCAAGATCGTATAGATGGGATAACGCTTCAGGAACCTCCAACTCGGTGGGTTTTGCACCGATTTGAAGATCGTAACGAGTCCAGCCCTTATCTCCAGCCGAAGAAACTAAAGATGCATTGATTTTAAAGTTTCTACCACTTTCAGGATGAGTCAAATCACCGTAATCCGCATCGCGAAAATACGATCTGACTTCTTGAAACAATTTCCAAGAATACTGCCAAATCAGAACCTTAGGAGTGCCGTCCTCGTTCAATGGATCTTTAACGTCAATAACGTTACTAATGACGCTTACAGATGTCTTCATGCGTCGAGCTAATTCTGCTTGACGAGGATCACCTGAGTTAAAATACTCGTTCACCTGCTCACAGAAATAACAAGGTAAACCCTCACCATGCTTCTTCGCACAGGCTAACGGAGGATTATTATTACCATGACCAACCGGGATACCCCAGTGTTGACCACGAATCCGATAAAAAGACGATTCCGTTGGTCCACGTAATATACGGAACACACGCGGTTGACCCACCTGTACTTTCAAACGCTGAATGCGTTTACCACGACCAAAGCGATTATCGTCTTCTGCCATCTTATCTAAATCTAAACTTACAAAATTATCAAATTTACTCATTTTAGTTTTCTCCACTAAGGATTGTCGGTTCATTAAATGTTTTACGGTGATCAGCCCCAGCGTTTATCAACGCTTGTAATTTGTGACTGAGCGCACCACAAGTCGCCTTGAACAATTGCTTGTTCTTTCTGGCATCGATTAAATCAAATTTTATTTGTTGGTACTCCTTGTTAGTAATTACTGTGTTTCTAATCTTAGTCTCGGTTGCTTTTTCTCCTGCTGATTCAAAGTCCATTCGGACTTGCCTATCCAAAACTGCATAAAGTCTATCAAGCTGATATTCAATATGCTTCTCGCACCTCTCAGCTTCTGCCATGAGGTAGCCATACGCAGCACTCAACTCTGATTGCCGCATAAACTCATTATGAATGTTAGATTGATCAATTTTGACATCATTGACGGGGTCTAATTCTGTATATAATCGCGTGAGGTCGAATGTCGCACCGTCAATAGTCATTCCGTGCTCAGCCTGCTTCTCTTCCATTATTTATACTCCAGCTAATGGTTTCTTATCTCCCCAAGATATATCGCTGTAGGATATTTCAGCATAAATGGGGACTTTAAACTGCCAATTTTCAAATGCTTGTTTTATGGGAATTAGTAAATCAATCTCCTCTTTATGTATGTAGAAGACAATCTCATCGTGAATGTTCATGACCATTGCCGAACGTTTCTCTTTTAATAGGTCATGGCATCGTCTCATTATGATTTTGAACATGTCGGCTGCAGAGCTTTGGATTACAAAATTGACTGCCTGTCTATACCCACGCTCGCGTTGCCACCCTTCAATGTCTGTGTTCGTGAGAAAATCAAGGTGCCTAACCCTACCAAAGTAGTTACGTACATAACCGTTCTTCTTCGCTAATGATTGGTACTTCTTAATAAAGGACGCAACGCCCACATAACGAGTCAAATACATATCAATATAATGTTGGGCCTGTCCCACATTTATGTCCAACGTCTCAGCTAACTTCGTTGGCCCAATCCCGTAAATGATACCGAAGTTAACAGGTTTTGCAATAGTCCGTTGATCTTTTGTGACGTCTTCTATGTCGACGGCGAAAATTTCCGCAGCGGTACGTGAGTGTATGTCCTCATCATACGTATACGCATGCATAAGAATAGGGTCTTTACTATAGTGCGCCGTCAATCGCAACTCAATTTGACTAAGATCGATAGGAACAATCAAAAAATCATCAGAGGGGGGTACAAATGCCTCTCTGATTCCTGTTGAGCGCGGGATAACCTGGAGACTTGGACTGCGACACGTTAGCCTGCCAGTTACAGCAACTGCCTGACTGTAACTACAGTGAATTCGACTCCCAGCATCACAGTACTCACGTAAGGGATCAGTATAGGTATTCTTATTTTTATACCTATCTCGATATTCTAATAGTTTAGCTACGAAAGGAAAACTCCGAGATATACCTTTCAAAGCTTTCCTGTCAGTAGACATCTTACCTTTGGGAGTATACTGATTTGTATGAATCCCTTTATTCTGTAGAACTTTAGAAAGCTGACTAGGACTATTTAAATCGAAGTCACACCTAGCCATTTCTATTACTTGAGAATGGAGGTCGTCTATTTCCTTATTCAGAAATTTAGATTTATCCATTAATAAATCTTGGTCTATATAAACACCTTCTTCTTCCATTGCACACAACACAGGAAGAACTTCTAGTTCCCGCTCATATACTTTAGCTTGAGTCTCATCGCTGTAGATCTCATTCTTAAAACGCTCAAACAATTTTAAAGTATAAAGGGTATCCCGACATGCATACTGCACCATGATGCTCACAGGGATATGCTCAAAGCCGAAGTCAGCTAACTTAATCTTCAATCCCCTAGCTAAACGCCTGCGGATATCAGCAATAATCTTTTCATAATAACTAGCCTTAGGATCAATGAACTTAGTCGCTAGGTGTTTAAGGGCGTGCCTATCGTTCTCATCCAAAATATAATGCATCAGCATGGTGTCATGTATAACACCGCGAACATGGATGCCTTCCTTCACAAGCTTATGGTAATCAAACTTATAATTATGGAAGACGTAGTTCTTATCAGCGTGACCTAGAATCTCATTAAGAATGAGTACGCAGTCCTCCAAATCTAATTGCTTCTCATCCCCCACATGACGCAACGGCAGGTAATAATTATGCTCGTCAGACCATGATAAAGACACACCGATTATCCGATGCTCCCACCTCAACCCCTCTGTCTCTGTGTCGACAGCTACTGTTGAAGGATTGTCTTCAAGAAAACATTCAAAAGCTTCTAACAATTTAGGGACAGTATCTAAATTAACGCATTTGTAAGTTTCATCAGCAGAAATAGCCTCGACATCTACCTCAGACAATACTTTAGCCAGTACTTGCTCTCTACTCTTAGGCTTAGAGGTCGAAGAGTTTCGAGTGCTTCGCTTTTTGTCTTTCGAGACGCTTCGCTTTATGTTTTTTGTGGTCTTGGACTGTTCTTTTCTTAAGCGCATCTTCTACTCGCTGTTTTGTATTCAACTTAGAAATAACCGGCGTGCTCAACAGAAGCTTAAGGTCATTATCCCCACACTCAGGGCACACCAAAATATCTTGGTCTTTATAATTATATCGATGTTCTGACACTACCTCACAAGCAGTACACTTAAAATCATTAAGAATCATTTAACTTCCCCCGTAACTCTTCAAACGCCTCTTGAAATCTCTGTACATCCCCTTCACCACGTAACGTTACCACCCACAATAGGTAAGAAGGAAAGTTAGGTCTCTCAGAATCAAACAATGCGCGGCACCTGAAACCTTCCTCCATCAAAAGGTCTGAAAGCTCATCTGTTACGTAAAGAAGGATGGAATTCTTACGCCTAGTATCAACTTTTAAAATAAACTTCCCGTCATCACCCACAAACGAATGAAGGCACTTGGTAGATTTAGTCGTATAACCCGATGACTCTAAGTAGTCTCGCACATAAAATATTAATTTATCTCTG